CGGCAGACCTTCAATGCCGAGTACGAACTTGCCGTCCTTCTCGGTGTAAAGAGCGCGCACGGCTTCATCTACCCCTTCCAGGGTATCCAGTTGGAATTTCAGCATTGGTTGTCTCCCAGAGACTTAGATGCAGGCCCAGCCTGCGGACATAAAAAAACCCGCTCAAGGCGGGCTATTCTTAAAAATGGCTTTCAATCAAGATACATCTGAGAAACTACTAACTCGTCATCGCTAGTACCGTTTTCGTCGATTATGGTGACGATGCTCATCAGTTTTGTTCGTGAAGCCTCAACCTCTGCGGGCGAGCTGAAGGGGGAGGCGGCTTTTTCGGCCCAACCCTGCATTAGCTCTCTCAGCCATTTTTTGTTTTTCATCGAGGCGACGATAGCCAATAAGCGACTGGAGATTTGGGGATGCTTCCACGCGAAATCCTTAATCCAGCTAAAAGCCTTTTTATTGATATCCGCGTTTACTTCCTTGTCTTCGTCCCAGTCTTCGTAAAAAGCAATGATAAGTAGCTGACAAAATTCAGCCTGATCTTTGCTGTCGAGTGTTTTCAGCATTGATTCTATCCCTAGATGCTGCTGTCGGTCGCTCAGCCTATAACTGTGCACGCTCAAAAGCCAACGGCTCTAGCGCCTTCATTTGAAGAAGAGTCAGCGGTGCAAAGTTCCGATCAAGCTGCAGTTCAGCAAAGCGCTCAACGCTCAGCCCACCGTCTCGGAACAGCTTCGCCCGAACCGGGCCGATGGCTTTATCCTGAAACGCCGCCGGCTGCTGCTTGAGCCAGTCGTAATAGCTGAGGTCTGCCCTCACCTGCTGCGCGCCAGCGTCGCCCACGGATGCCCGTGTGGCGCCCTCGGCAAACAGAGCACTGAAGCGTGTCACCGCCACCACCGTCGAGCGGCAGTTGATGTGGATCGGCGGCCTCGGCCCTTCGGTGAGTTTGAACCTGCGCTTGTCGAGCGTCCGGCACTGGCTGGTCGTCTTCGAATCCAGCGTGCTGACCCACTCCACCGACGGCACGACATCGGAGTTCGCTTTCAGCGTCTCCATGCGCGCTTGGGTGGCGACGTGCTGCACTGCAGTCCGCACGATGGCGCCAGCGTTGCGATTGGTCGTAGCCAGGATGCCGTCGTTGTACTTGAGCGCCTTGGTGCCGCGGATGTTCTTGATGATCTGGAAGTTGGTTTGGCCTTCGAAGAAACCCTGCCGGATCGCGCCAGTGAGGCGTTGCCGCTCGGTGCTGGTGAAGCCCTCAATGAACGACTTGAGCAGCTTGCCGCCGTCCGCGCCGCGCACGCTCAGCGGATTGGTGAGGATTGCCGCCCTGATTGCCGCAGCACCTGGCACCGCCGCGTCGAACGAAACGCCAACCGGCGCCGCCCGGGTCAGGCTGGTCGCCTCGAACTCTGCCTCGTAGTTGGCGATATCCACCAGGTCGAGGTTCAGTTTCTCGCTGTACCGGTCGAAGATGCCCAGCAGCAGGCTGTCGACCTCGCTCAGCAGCCGCTCAAGTCGAGCGACGGTGTAATCCGTCAGGTCGGCCCGGGTCAGCCGCTCACGGATCAAGCGGTCGATCTCCTTGAGGAATGGCGCGAACTTCGCCACCTCCCCCGACTTCAATTGCTCGAGGAAGACGGCGTGCCGGATCGTGGCATCAAGGATTGCTTGGTTTGCCGCCATTCGAGATTACCTCTTCATCATCCAGGTCTGGACCGGTTCCTTGCGCCTCCAGCTCATCCCGGATTTCGTCATCCGTCTTCTCTGGGTTGATCACGCCGCGATCGCGCAGGTACTGCCAGAAGTCGCCCTCAGGCAGCTTGCCGCCCTGCACCGCATTGAACAGTGCAGTCAGGATCGTCGCGTCCAGAGTGATCTGGCTGAAGTCTTGGTTGAGCTTGTAGACCACTTCACCGGAGGCGTTCACGAACTCAGCCATCCATTCCAGGCACTGGCTGTAGGCCTCGCTGACGTTGCTGACCACCAGTGACAGGACGCTGTGCTCGGCGGCGCTGTCGTTGTCGGCCTGGGTTGCCGTCTTCACCGCACTACCGCGCTCAATGAGCCGCGCGCCGAGCGACACCATGTCCTGTTTCTTGGATTCCATGGCCTCCTTGGCGACGGCGTTCGGCTGGGCCTGCATCATTCCGCATGCTCCGCCTTGAGGGAGCAGCCAAGGCGCTCGGGAGCCGAGGTAGATGCCTTCTGCCTCCAGATGGTCGCGCCACTGATCGCTCAGGCCAGACATCCATGGCTGAGGCTGCCCAACCAGGTAGGCCGCCTCTTCGTAGTCCGCGCTGTTCCGATAATGGCCGATGTTGATCTCAGCCATGTCGTACAGCGGTGAATCGTCGATGCTGGTGTCATTGTTTTCGCTGCCAACGAACTGGAACGGGATCACCTGCCAAGGTCGGCCCAGACCATTCAATGGTGTGAATGGTGCGACCTTCTGAGTCGTAGCGCTTGGCCCCTCTTCCCAGACTTCCTGCGTGTACTGTCCAGAGAAATCGAGGCGCAACACACGGTATTGAACGACCTTCTCACTGCCGAAACCGTCGTCCGTATCGACGTCGACCGTTTCGCGCAGCACGACAAGGCTCAGCAGGTGCTGGCCTCCGACTTGGCGAGTCTTCCAGTTGATTATCGACTCGGCGGTGTAGCTGGCAATATTCGCCCGGGCGCGGCCGGAAAGCTCGTCGGCCTTGCTGACCGTGCCCGCCTCGACCGCGGCGTAATCAACCAGCAGCCCGTGACGCCCCACTTCAAGCACATGCCCAATCACCGACTGGGATTGCTGGTAAACGCTCACGCCCTGCCCGTCGATGTTCTTCGCCACGTAATCAAGCGCAGACGGAACCGTAAGGGTTGGCCAAGTGCGGAACACCGCACCGACCAAGCTGTGTTTCGTGCGGCCGGTGGCGTTGTAGAACACCGCCCGCTTCTTGTAAGCGTCGTAGCGCTCCCTGTTGTCCTGGCTGGTGTCGGCAGCGTTTGGCCGCGGCAGATAGAGATCGCCTGCGGCCTTGATGGTTTCCGAGCCTTTGCAGACGTCGCGCACCAAGCGCCAGCGGTTTTTCGCCGCGTCGTACTCGGGGCGAGTGAAAGTGACGTCGCTCATCAGCGTGCAAATCCCATTCTGATTTTTGTGGCCGGCTTCCTGGCGCTCTTCGCGACAGCGAAGTACCGGAATCCGTCGGAGCCGTGAGAGGTCCAGTCATGAAGCGGGTTGTTTTTCCAGCAGCCGCGCTTGTCGTCCCATTCTTTTTTGTAGTTTTCGAGGCAACCGATCCCCTCTTCACACTTGGCCTCATCGAACACGCACTTCGGCAGGATCTCGCGAACCTGTTCGATGCCGTCGTTGACGCCGATCTTGGGGACTATCTCGAAGGTCATGCTGTACTTCTCGCCGTCGATCTCGTAACCCTCGCGGGCCAACTCTCGGCGGGTCTTGGCATCGCTGCCGAACTCACGGTTGTCGATGTCGTGCGGCCCCCAGTGCTCGGAGTAGGTGTAACCCTTGTCCTTGAGCACCTTCATGTAGTGCCGCAGGCCTTCGCCTGAGTTTTCGTAGTAATCGATGACGTGAAACTCTTCGCCAACCTGACGCACGAACCAGATGGCAGTGGAGTCGCTGACGCCGATGTCCCAGAAGGTCATCACCGGAAGGTGGCTGTTATTCGGTATCGCTCCGATGCGCTGAGCGGCATACAGCTTCGTGAACTGCTGGGCGTAGTACGCGCCCTCGATCGACTGCTGGAAGGCTTCGGCCGGTATCGACGGGTATTCCCGCTTCATGTCGTCGCCGAGGGTCTTCTCCTTGGCGGCGTACCAGGCGCGCTGGCCGGGGTTGGTGTCGATGCCGTGCTTGGCGAACAGCTCGTTGAAGTAGTCGGTCAGGCGCTGCGGAATGACCGCTTCGGCCGGATCGAGCCAGTAGGCCTTGTTCTTCCACCAGCTGAAGAAGAAAAACTTCCAGTCCAGCTTGCCGAGCGGCGTGCCTGACAGCAGCTGCTTCTCGGCACTCTGTGAGTAGTCGAAGAAGTAGCCCGCCCGCCCCTCCGCCGTCGACTCGATCGTGACAAAGCAGTCGGTGGCCACCGCCTCGAAGGCGCCAGTGACGATCTCACGCGCCTTGTGCGGAAACTTGGCGCAGATCTTCCCGAACTCGGACACATGCAGGTAACGCAGCGTGCCGCCCCGGAACGAGGTGCTGACGTAGAGCGAACCACCTTTGCTGAACACCAGCTCACCAGCAGCATCGTTGCTCGCAGGGTTCGCGGCGCGGATCTCTTTCGGCAATTTGTCGTAGGCGTACTTCACTTTCTCCCGGAACAGGCGCTTGGCGTCGTTCAGGGTGTGGGCGATCAGTGCGCACTTGGCCGACTCGAACAGGGCGGCGTCGAGCTGGATGATGCAGCACTCGGTGGTGAAGCCGAGCTGCCGAGCCTTCAGGATGATGTTCCGGGTGTGCATCCCGTCGAAGTATTCAATCTGCTCGTCCGTCATCCGGAAGCGGACTTTCTTGCCCTGTTTGTCGGTGATGAAGTAGAGATTGTTCAACCGCCAACGCTTATCCCGGAGCAGCTCCATATGCTCGGGCTTCATGTCAGGCGTCCTTCGATAGTTCATCCATCATCGCGGCCAGGGTGTCGACAGTCTTGTCGCCCTCTTCCGTATCGAGATTGAATGCTTGGCGCTCACCCTTGATCACTTTGAGCTGAGCGTCGACGCCGGCATTGAGTGACCGAGCGAAGTCGCCGTGGTTTTCTTCAGTGACCGTGACGCTGGAGAGGAAGGCGCTGAGCTTGCTCGCGATGCCTCGCCACTGCGCCAGTCCAGATCGGTGGGCAAGCACGACAGCCGCAGCCTGATCGGATGCTTCCTCGATAATTTCGGCATCAGTGACCAGTTTCTTCTGGTCACCATCCGTGGTCACCGCTCTGGTCACCTTATCCTTTACTGCGGATCTGACCTTGCTCGTCAGGTCGCGTTGCCAGCCTTCCTTCTCCGCGCGCTTCATGATCGTGTTATGCGCCACTCCATGCTCTGAGGCTATGGCGCGCAGGGAAAGCAGACCAGCCCGGTAGGCTCGTTCGATCGCCTCCCAGTCGGGTTGCTTGGGTGTCATTAAGTAGCCTCTGAATTGTGGGATAGCCCAACATCGACCAACTACATCGAGTTGAGTTGTTCCAGTTTTCTGAATCTAGATACTGGGTATCGAGTTCTTAAATCACAGGAAATCGATAATGCAGCGCTCAATTAAAACAATCATCTTCATCGCTCTACTGATGCTCCCCGCTTCAACTCACCATGATGTTGGTCTGCACCTGGGCGTGCCCGTGCAGCTCGGCGACGATCAAGCCCTGAGGCAGGCCGGCAGACTTGGCAGCGTCTATGGCCTTGGCGATCGCGCTATCCAGATCGGTCAGGGCTTTGTTGATGTCCCCGCTCAGCGGGTGCGCGTGGCGCAGTCGGGTTACGTTGGTCATGCTCACTCCGGTGTCGCGACACAGCTAAGTGATTCGCGAAACGTGTCTCGACAAATTCATAAGCGTTCAATCGGCAAGCCGAAGCCCCACTCATCCGTTTAGTTGGAAAATGAGCTCTCACCTACTAGGGTGTAGGAATTGACTCGAGGGGGGGGGGTATCCATGGAAGAAGTGTTCATCGTGCAAAAGAGACCAGCCAACGGCGTTTTGAACGGCTTCTACTATCGAATCGTCGATGTCCGAACAGGCCAGGCGATCAATCAGAACTTCCTTCAGGCCGCGCAGGCAGAAGCTTATTGCCAAGAGCTGAATGAACGACTGACCTGCCCCGAGCAAATCGAAGCATAGAGGCTCTTTGATGGCCAGGCCTACTCCGGCTTGCGGCTTGGCAACTTGAAGTCAGTTACCCGATCCGCAATGTTCCGAATCTTCTCCACACCCAGGAAGCCAACCCAGCCACCGGCAAAGGTGGCCATGCTCTGGGGCAGGCCGAAGAAGTCCAAGCCGCTGATGATGGTCAGTGTGAGGCCGCCGCAAATGGCGCCCTCCACAAGCATCTGGCGACGCGTGCCGCCGCCGTAGGTGATCCGCAAGACGGCCATTGCGCAGGACAGCGCAGCCGCATAGAGGATCGGCGAATGCTGGCTCAACCACGCAAGCGCTATAGCCCATGTGTCTGGTTTGTCTGGCATGTTTGGCATCTCGTTTCCTCCCCGTCAGGGAGTGGCTATTCATTGTCAGGGTCTTCGCAAGGATCGCTCTGACTATGGGAAATAAGTGAGCTAAATCAAAGAACTACGGATTGTCCGACAATTCTTTGAATTTTCTTAAAGGCGCAAAATCATTAGTTCATGAGCAATAGGAGGACTCATGAAACAGGTCGATGTTTTCGTGGTTGATTACAAGCTTCATGGAGAACCTAAGTCGTTCGTCATTCGGACTAAGGTGATGAACAATGCAGAAGCCTGGCAATGGGCGAGCTGTGACGCGGGCATTGCTCCTATCCCAAGACCAGGCCGCCCTCCCATCAAGCGCTTCACCAAGCCTATGGCCGAGCGCTTCGGGGTCACCGATGTGCGATGGCGCGAGTCTTCCGCCATTGCCTGGGAAGAGGATCAAGCAAATGACAGAGAGCATTCTGGGCTTTTTCGATGAACACTGTTGGGATGACGAAATTGCTTCCAATACCAAAATGTTTCGCGAGGCAGATCTACTCGATGACGCCGCTTATAAGATCATTCAAGCCGATCCGGAAAGCGCGGAGGCATGGTCCCGCTTCACGGAAATGAAAGCCGTAGCCGATGCAAAACGGACCGCTGCTTATCAGGACTGGATGCGCATCAGGCGTCAAATGAGGAAGAAATAGTCGCTCGTCTTTCCGAGCTGTCTGCCAAAAACCTTCTCAACGTCGACGCCCCTTTGCATCGATCTCGCTGATCCAGTCTCGCGCCACCCTGCGAGCAGATGGTGAGCTCAAAGTGCGCGGGCTGCCGGCGTTGATTCCGTACGCACTATCCGGCTATCGACGTCCAGGCCTTCCCGAAGGCTGTCCTGGCTACAGGTAAATTCGAGGCTTAAAAAAACCCGCACTGGGCGGGCTTTCTGTTACCTGACACTACTTATTTTCCTGGCGGCTACTCGCGAAACCTTGAGTACTACCAGCGCTATTAGCGCACCGACAACCCCGCCAAATAGTCCCATCTGAAATGCTGCTGATGGCTCCATCCAACACGGGCTCAATGGCTTAAAAGGGTAGTAGAGACACGGCTCAGGAAAGAGTGCCCGCCATACTGGTAACGCACCGCCGATGATCAGCAACCCTAACGTAAAGAGCGCAAAAGCTTTCCATTGCCGTATGACGAGAAACCGCCTCCGAAGCACTGCTAAGGCGATGACTAATACAAACGAAAAGAAACCAGGAAGGTAAAGTGTCACGAAGTAGATTTGGTCGAGCTGGTGGCCGGCAGTATCCATATCACCTCAGCAAAAAACCCGGCGCTTGGCCGGGCTTGAATGTCTATGTGCGTTTCGCGTTACTTGTGCACTATGGGAAAAGTACGCTCGAAACGCCGTCATGTCAACATGATTATGCCGCTTCTTGATCTTTTTCCGCGTGGATCACCTGCCATAGCGGTTGCTGAGCCTGAATATCCACTTCCTTAATGACTTCTTTCAGGGATTCCCACAATCCCAACCAGTCACGCGTCCAGTTTTTCGGGTCGATTGTCACGCCGAAGAAGGCATCCATCTCAGCCGCCACCCGCGCCGGCCCCCACTCCGCCGCCCCTTGAGCCTCCCCTTTGTACGACTGCAGGGCCAGAGTAACGAGGTACTGCGCTTTCACTCGCTTGGCCGAGGTCAGATCGGGTAGCGCCGCCTTGGCGGTGATCAGCAGCACCGCGTTCAGTAGATGTCGCATGTTCATCGCCGGGTGATACAGGTAATGCCCGAACTGCTGTACTTGGAACGGCAGCGTATCGATCGCGCGCAGTACTTTGCCAATCATCGCCAGGTGCGCGGCACGAGCGGTAGAGCGGCCAATTGGCGTGCGCCGCGTCTCGCTGATACTGATCCTTTCGCGCACAACCTGAATGCGCTCTTCCTTGTCATCGCCCAGTGCGGCGAACACAGCTTCGTGCCGGCGCATGCGGGCGCCCTTCTTCACCGGTGCCGACTCAGCCCGTTCGATGGCCGCAGCACTGATCGACGCGTTCGATTCATGCTGAGCCTCAGTCCATACCTGCCTTGCGTTGATCAATTTCATGCGGCTTCCCTTTTCAGTTCTTTGGTCTTTGCCCGATATTCGGCCTTGATGGTTTTGATTTCTTCGACGGTGTACTTGCGGGGCTCATGAGGCCCCTCCAGCCAGGCCACGGTTTCGGCGCCGATGCGCAGCACCAGCCTGATGCGGTACTCGACTGCGTTGCCGGACAGGTTGCGGTTGCACTTCACGCACTGGCGGTGAATGTTCAGCGGCTCGAAGCGCAGCTCCGGACAGGCGCCGACGGATCGGTAGTGGCCGGCGTCCCATCGGCTGCCGGTCATGAGGTCGTTGTCGTTCGGCATTGAGTCGCAGCTGATGCACGGCAGGTGCGCGTCACGCAGGCGGACGTACTCGTTCACCGCGGCCTGGGCTTCGCGTAGATGATCCGCCCTGCTCTTCAGCTTCTCTTTGCGTACCT